CGCTCATAGACGCGCAGCTCATCAATGCTGCGGATATGTTCCCAGTCAACAGGCTCCTCCAGCCCGCGCCCATCGTCGATCAGCATGACGATAAGAGCGCCGCCGTAGAGTCGCGCCCACTTGATGGCGGTGGCGGCCTTCTCCTCCCATTCGAGATCATCCAGAGCATCTTCCACAAAGGCATTCACCTCATCGCTTTTCAGGTTCAGGTCGAAGCCATGTTTCAGCGCTTCCTCGGCAGGCGTATCAATGATTTTGGAGAACAGACCATTTCCCTCATACAGCCCAGTGAGCTGCATATCAGGAATGACCGGCTCCCGCTCAAACTTGTACGCCTCGGAGTTATCCTGCTTGGTTCCGTACTTGTTCAGGAGGTTCACATAGCCATCCTCACGATGCGGACGCACAGCGCCGTTCTTTCGCCGCAGGATTTCGCGTCCCCGCTCATTTAAGCGCCGACGTTCGGCCTCATCTTCAGGTATGTGCATTGCGCTCCCTCCTTCCTGTTAAAACTCAATGCGTCCATCGGCCTCATTCCAGATACCGCTGGACACGACAACATCTGTCAGGGTGTTAAAGGTGACGTAGTACGGATTGCCGGTAACATCGGCGCTGAGAATCAGCTCCAGCAGCTTCACGCGGGCCAGCAGATCATTGATGTTGGACTCATGACCGTTGAGCAGTTCCTTCAGCATCGTCCAGAACAGCAAAAGGTTCCCGCTTCCCAGATACTTTTCGGCAGGCGAGATCATGCTGCTGTAGATGCTCTTGATGATGCTATCATCAGCCTTTTCCACTGTTTTCTGCTGAACATAGCCCGTGAGATCGACCTCGGCAGAGCCAACGATCTCAAAGATGCCGTGGATGAGCTTGTACGCTCTGTACTGCTTCCCAGCTTCACTGTTGTTCTTACGAAGGAAATAAATGGTGTCAGCGTTGGCCTCACTGGGCGCAGGGAGAGCATCGACAGGGACTGCTTTCAGATGCCCGGCCCCGTTGACCTTTTCCTGAACTTCATCCGCCGTGGCATAGCAGGAGTCGTTCTCCAGCGCAGAGGTCTTGGTCGGAACCTCGATGTTCACGACTTTGTTGTCGGGAGGGATAGCCTGCCCATTCCTCTGGATGCTAACGATGACGTTTTCTTCCGCATTGGCAGGAGCATGAGCCGACTGTACATGATCTTCGCAGGTCTTCAGTGAATCGTTGATGTCCTTGATGATGTCTTCCATCGCAGAAGACAACGCTGAAATCTGTTCTGCCGTGTAACCCTTTGCCTTCAGAGAAGCAAGCCTAAGCGCTTCAAGCGTGTTGAGTTTGTCGCTCATGTTCGCTTTCCTTTCCAAAAATAACAGCGGCAGGAGTCCATTCCCCTGCCGCTGCATTCTTACTTATGGGTTATCAGGCGGTTGCGCCAAAGACCTCGGTCAGCATCTCAGTGACCTCAGCGTCGGTGGCGATGGTAACGACCGGAGTCTCCACGCCATTGATCTTAATATTGCCTTCGGTGGCGCTGGCCTCAACCTTGGTAGCGCCCTCAGCAATACCTTCAACCTTGGTGGAGGTTGCGTCCCACTTTGCCTTATCGCCGGTAGCGATCTTGTCCAGCTCGGCTGCATTGGCGTGAGAGTGCTTCTTGCTGACAGCATCCTTGATGTCGGCGTTGGTCTGGTCGTAGGTGTCCAGCAGTGCCTTGTTGGCGTGCTCATGGGCCTTGTTCAGGGCGGTCTGCACCTCGGTCTCCAGCTTTGCCTTAGTGATTGCGCCGTCGGTGATAGATGCGGTGACCTTATGAGTCTGCTCATCAATGGCGATGACAACCATATCACCCGCAGCAGAGCCGGATGTAACGTACTCGATCAGGCCGCCGACATCAATGTACAGGGTGTCGTTGGTGGCATTTGCCAGAACCAGCTTGATATAAGTGCCTTTGGGCTGGCCGGTGGGGTTGGTCACAACAGAGCCAGACTTAACCACCATATCCTTCGGAATGTTGATAGCCGCGCCAACGGCAACGCCATCCTTCATGAGCTGGTAGACAGCAGCATAGTCGCTGGACTTCTCAGACTTCTCCACAGTGTAGCCGGGAACCTTGATGTCCACAGCCTTATCCTTGATGTCCTGCACCACACCGTTGACCTTGATGGTCTCCAGCACGTTGGCCTGTGCGCCAACATCTTCCAGAGCCTTAACGCGAGCAGCAACAGCGTCGCTCTCAGCCTTAGCTTTCTGTGCGAGCTGCTTCAGGTGCTTCAGGCGGGCCAGCTTTTCCTCATTGTATGCCATATCGTTCATTCCTCCATATCGTTATCAGGTGTTGTCGGTGGGAAATACTTCACTCAGCATCTCGCTCACTTCGGAATCGGTCGCAATATCGACTGAGGCAGCGCCCAGCGGGGCGAGATCGCCAGCAGCGTTCTGGATCACATACGGGGTAGCTACACCGTCAACGATGACGGAAAGCAGCTGGCCGATGTAGGCGGTGGGGTTGGTCTTTGCGTATTTCTGCGCAGTTTCCATAGACGGCCAAACAGCGGTCTCATCCAGCGCGAAAGCGTCCTGCCGCTTCATGGACAGCGGGAACTCCATGTCGGAATACTTCTTTGTGGTATTGTTCACAGCCATTGTTCAGCCCTCCTTTAACCCAGCGTGACCTTCAGCACTGCGGCGTTGCCATAGGCAACAGCAGGCTCAAAGATCCACACATTGTAGGTCTTGGCGGAATAGCCGTTCGCACCCTCAACGGGAACAGTGGACTTGACAAAGGTGCTGGTGACATCTGCGTTCATGGCGGTCTCGTTGATGACCTTGGTGACGCCCTTTGCAGTCGCAATGCAGGCGATTGCCACACGCTGCGCACCGACGGGGACGTTGATGGTCAGCGTACCAGCGGCATACGCCTTGCCGCTCTTAGTCAGACTGCGGATGTAGTCGCTGTTCAGCGTGGGCTTCTCGGCGGTGGCACCGTAGAAGTAATTTCGGAACGGCATGTACGCAGAGGTCTCCTTCGACTTCGTGCCTGCTGCGATAGCCACAGCGGGGTTGGAGTCGGAGCCGAGGTTGTCCTTTGCGGTAACACCTGCGCCGTGCGTCGCAGTGGCCTTGTACTTCAGGCTTGCCACAGCGTCACCGCCAGCATCACCGATGACGAAACCAGCGCCGCCGTTGTTGTCGGAGCCAGCAGCCAGAGAAGCGGTCTCAGCATTTGCGACCTCGGTCGTCGCCTTGTCGGTGATGCGCTCAACCTTCCAGCCGGAAGCTACAACTGCGGTGTCAGGACCGTACTTGTAGGAACCGGGGTTCAGTTCAGCAGTGCCATAAGACGCAGCAGCGACCTGAGTACCAGCTTCGACAGCCTTCGCTCCGTTCAGAGCAAAGCCAGTGACGGAGGGCTGCGCCGTGATGGTGGGCTGAAGACGCTTGCTGAAAATCTCAGTCAGGATGTCGGCGACGGACTTGCCCTTCGTCTGGAAGGTTGCCGTTCCGTTCTGGCTCTTGGTCAGGTTGCCGACCTGCGTATAGCCACCGGCCAACGTGATGTTCTCGCGCAGGATGACCTTATCGGCATCGACATTGCCGGTCATCGCCACCCACGCCTTGCCGTCGTAGAAGTAGGCGGACTTCTCGTAGGTAGAGTTGCCAACGGTGGTCGTGACCACGAAGACATCGCCCTTCTTGAGGGTCACATCAGCGTGTGCCTTGAAATACGCGTCGATGGCCGAATCATCGGATGCAGACAGGTCTTCCTTCGTGCCTGCATACACCGTGCCGCCAATGCCGCCAGAAACGGCATTCAGCTGTTCGATGGTCGCATAGTTGCTCAGGTCAACGGTGGTATCATCCAGACGGACGACTTCCTCACCGACCTTAGCGTAAATGTCGTAGTACCCGGTGGCAGCATTCATCACCAGATACAGCACATTATCCTGCGCCTCATCGTTGGAAGGAACCTTCTCAACTTTCTCGAAGCGTGCATGAGCAGACTTTGCAATGGCGGTGGCGATGGCACTGTTGATTGCCTCGGTCGTCATACTGTCTGCTGCATCCATCTTTCCGTCAATAACGGACTTCAGAGCAGCCGAGAGGTCAGCTTCCGAAATTTCGCTCTTCTTGGCGAGGGAGCCAAGCTCGGATGCCAGCGTGTACTTCGCCAGCTCCTGCTTCACTCTCTCCGCCTGCGCCTGCAACTGAGCGAGGGTTACAAGCTTACTTGCGGATACGGGCATTTGCATACCTCCAAAATTATATTTCACAGCAGTTTCAGCGCTGCTATGACGAATTAAGGCCATCTTTCAATGGCGAGAGGACATCAGCCAAATACTTTGTTGAGCATATCGGCTACGTCCTTATCGGTGGCAATATCGTACTCGCTGACGTTCTTGTCATTGGAGTCCGAGCCACCGGGGTCTGGTTTGGGAGCTTCCGGTTTGCCAAACACAGTGTCCAGCATATCTTCGACTTCTTCGTCCTTTGCGACTTTCCCGTCGGCGACCTGACCTTGTGCCAAATATCGCAGCAGGTCACAATCGCCGCCATCGCCGCACTTCTGAACGGTGATAGCCTGCATGACGTCCCACTTCTGCGTAGTTTTCTTCCGGCCGTCCAGCCCGAAACCGACCACGGAAACGTAGAGCTTGCCGGGCTTCAGCACATCCTTCGGGATGTAGAACGCCTCATCGGCAAACTGCACCGGGACGGGCTTGGGACAAGCGCTGCTCGTGAAGACGACGATCTTGTCCAGTTCATCCCACGAGCTGTCAAATTTGAACGCGGCCTGCACAATGTCTACGCTGCCTGCGACAAGCTGGCCTTTCAGGTCATGGGTGATTTTCTGGTCATTGACTGAGAAAATAATCAGCATTGCATTTACCTCTTTTCTTACGTTATCAGCGAACGAATATCAAACGTGTTGTCGTTGTAGTAGGCGTTCGCCTGCGAATAGCAGTCAACTTGGTCATCGTGCGCACCGCTTGGGAACGCCGCCATTTCCTCCACAAAGTCCATCACCCACGGGCAGGCAGATGCCGCTGGGATGTAGACGTTTCCAGCTTCAGCCACAGCAGTGGTCGCATGGGCGCGGACCACCTTGCCGCCAAACGGCTCCACCGGGATGATTCCGGGGATTTCTTTCTTCAGCACGTCGATGACCGCCGTGCCGTTGGCCTTGTCTTCGACCAGCTTTCTTGTGGTCTGGGGCCACTTGGAGGAAAGCCCGCGCATGGCATCCAGCGTTTCTGTGAAGCTCATGCGGCCACGCACCTGATCGAGCAGATAGCGGTCTGCGCCTTTCCTTGCCCAGACCTGTCCAACAACGAAGTCTGAACCGTCCTTGTCCTTGAAGGTGCAGTCCCACGACTGGATGAAGTCATGCAGGCCGGACGGAAGCGCCGCCCAGCGTTTCCACCACTCTCTCTTGAACATACCACCGGAGCTTGGTGTGGGGGTCTGCATATACAGAGAAGACCATGCGTATGTACCGACGGTCTCTTTCTGTTGTGCAGCCCATGCTTCATCGTAGCCGCCCGCAGGCCACAGCGCCTCGCCTAGCTCACGGCCCAGAGGGTCGGTAGCCGGGTCTTCGCAAACTGCCGGGAGCGAGATAATGTCCCAGTCCTCAACCTTGCCGTACTCCGGGTTCAGGAGCCGGGCGGCAAGGTCATCTTCGTGCCAGCGGGTAAGGATGATGATAACAGCGCCGCCTGCGTGCAGTCGGGTACTCACCGTGGACTGGTACTCGTCCCACAGCTTATCGCGGTAGGTGGCAGATTCAGCCTCGGCGCGATTCTTGATGGGGTCATCGACGATAAGCAGGTCTGCACCATAGCCGGTGATGGAGCCGCCGATACCAACGGAGATCATGCCGCCCATGCCGTTGTCGAGGTTCCAGTTCGTTTTGGTGGCCTGCACTTGGGAGATGGTATGACCAAACAGCGCAGGACCGAACTCCTCGACCTTATCGCGGTTCCGCTTGCCAAATTGCTGAGCAAGATCGCCGCTGTAGCTGATCTCGATGACCCGCTTTTCAGGGTTCTTGCCCAGATAGAACGAGGGGAAGGTTTCGGTCAC